GTCTAGAGCCTCTTTTATAACATCATAGACAGCCTTTGTAACGTCATCGGCATAGTCATAGCTCTGGGGATTTGTCATCTTCCTTGCACCAAACAGGAAAGTAGAGTTGTCGCTTGCATGCCATGGATGCCAAGAAGATATTAGCGAGTTTTCTGAAAGGGTGTCATCTAGGTGATCGATTGCGTAGACTACGCTGGCTGGATTGGCTATGACATTTTCGTAGTAAAAGATCTTATCTGCGTAGACAGTCTTTTTCACACTACTATGCAAGCTTGTTCCCATTCTCCCACTGCTCTCTTTGTTTTGCTTGCTCTGCCCGAACTCTAGCAAACTCATCTTCCCATTCTTGTCGCCTTTCCTCAGAGTACTCTGCGTCAGCGAAGTCCCAGAAGGACACCATGGTGTACCTTTGCCCACTAGTTATTTCCTTTACGCCATGAATATTTTCTATGCCGCCTGGGAATACATAGTATGAGCACGAATTAGGCTTAATCTCTATGTTGTGATCTGGAAAATATAGCTCTCCACCACCATAATTATCATTTAGATAAAGTATTCCAACATATTTATTTATCTCAAATGCGTTCGGGGTTCCGTGCGTATCGGAATTGTCTGAGTGTGGGTTGGCAAATCCACCAACGTCCCACTTCTGTGCATGTGAGGTATTTGGTCTAACATCTCTGTCGAAGATAGCCTCTACGTGCTTCTTAAAGGATTCTCTGAGTTCCTCGAAGAACATTCCTGAAAGACCGTGGTTCGCTAGAAGTGGGTCATTTGGAAGCAGTCCCATGCCAGATGATCCATAAAAAGCTATATTGCCCCAATCAGATGATTTTGCATCGAAGTATGCGATCATGCTTTTTGCTGTTTCTGGCGAAACGAAGTTAGGCACCTCTACAATTCGATTGTCAGTGATGCCTAGGGTGCTGTCAACTACTGGCGTGTCCTTGTAGTATATAAATGATGATTTATCTACAGCTTTTAGAAACATTACAATCTCCTATGCCTCTAGGTGTTTAGTGATTGTCCAAAAGAATGGACATGTATATCTAATGCCAGACTCTAGGACAGTTACTCCGTGTACGTAGTTCATATCTCCTGGGAAGAAGTATACTGCGCCACGCTTGGGCTTGAACTGAATATCTTGGTTTGGAAAGTATAGTTCTCCGCCAACATAGTCATCATTAAGGTATACCACTGTTGCAAGATCGTACCATGGAAAATCATTAGGCTTTCCTGCGTTATCTCCCTCGTGCAACTCTTTGTCTGCGTGAGGCATCTGCAACTGCCCAGGAAGCCATCTGACTAGTGCTGGAGATGTTGGCATTGCATCTACTTTAAAGAACTTATCTACTTCTGGCTTGAGCCTTTCAATGATACCGTGAAGAGTGTCTACCACCTTTGGATCAGCTGCCATTAGTGTTGGCATTGTTGCTACTCTATTTGCCCAATAGCTAGACTCATAAATTATAGTGCCTTCGTCATTATAGTGGGTTTCGGTAACGTCCCACTTGTCATTACTCTTGATAAAGTTACTTAGAAAATTAATTTCATCTTCTGTCAAAAAAGGCTCAATGCCACCGATCATCTCTGGTCCTTGACCAAAGAATCCTGATGGCGTAATTGAGACTGGGTGTCTATGTTCTGTCATGTATCAATTATACACTATTCATACTTACGACGTTCCCAGACATCCCTCTGGTATACCCCACCGTCTGGGATACGATACTTCTCGGCGTTCTTCATATTCTTTTCTCTGATAACTTCTGACTCAGTAATATACTGGTATTCAGATGTCCAGCCTTCTCTCTTGAATGGAATAATCTGGGCATATGCTGTGCCTGCTGGGATTACTCCAGTCCAGCCTGTCTGTAGGAAGAATGGCATGGTTCCTGGTAGGTTTACCTTGTCATTGTCAACAATGCCTGCGGTTGTTAGGAATGGAAGCTCGAACCTATTTAGTGGTTGAGTGTAGATTGCACTATACCCTTCTGGAAGCTCAACAGCCCAGTCGGACCACCAAGCAAAGTGAACTGGATTATATCCATGAGGAACTGGGAACTGTGGCATCTCTGCACGTGGCATTACAAAGTGTGAGTACTTTGGATCATCGACCTTAACCGAAATCTGACCGCTTTCCCCGACATAGAATTCGATATCGCATGGAGTCTTGTATACATATCCGCTACCCATGATGTCATAGATTGCTGGGCAAGCCTTCCAGGTTGGAATCTTCCCACCATCTGGTCCTATCCAATGCTCACCATCTGGTCTCATCGCAAAACGATCTGCGTTTCTATACCAGTCTGGAATAGTCTTTAACACTGGTCCTGGCTTTGATGGGCTATCTTCATTTAGCCATGATTTATTAGATACAAACTTAATTGATTGCATTACTTTTCCTCTGTAGTCTTTAGAATAATCTTCTTTGCTTCATGCTTGCCAACAGAATCTCCTAGGTGATCCTTAGCGTCTCTGTAGAAGTGTGTCCAATCTCCACGAGAGTTCTTTTCCTGAGCTGCTTCGCCACGAGCTTGCATATACTCATTTCTTTCTGGAGTATACAGCTCGTTAGCTGGCTTAATGACCATTTCGAATGACTGTACGTCTGTCAGGGATATTGGCAGGATTGCTGCTATCGGAGTGCCAGCTGGAATTACGATCTCTTCATTAGCCTTGGTGACCATCCATGCTACAGCAAGCTCTCCTGGGAGAACGGAAGTGCTCACAAGAGTTGTAATGCACTGGGTTCCATCAATGAACTGATTTGGGACTGGCATGGTCAGAATAGTTACATTCTCGTCTGCCTTAAATGTAAATCCTGTATTGAAGCTAATGGTTCTATTCCCACGGTATGGGTGAACATAGCTACCACCACTAAGAATCTTTATATGATCTGCCCTAGAATCATTGATACCGTCCCAGATAAAGCGAATATCCTCTTTAAAAGATATTCCCCAACCTAGTCGATTAGCAAGAGATATTGGAAAGCAGTGATAGGCGTGTCTATCGAACGTAAAGTCCATCCAGTCACGCTTCAGAGGCAGCTGGTCGAGAACGCCTATTGTTCCTGGATCTTGATATGCAGTTATCTTTGGCATTAGTCACCAGTCTCTTGGTAGAAACCTTCTCTGTGATACTTTGCTGAGTAGTCCAGCATAGTAACGATTGAGTACTTGGTTCCTGAGTGTACTGGCATTGCTCTGTGTGGATACATAAAGTTAGATGGGAAGAGATACAGATCTCCTGCCTTTGGCTTAATGTTCAGATTCTGCAACCTAAAGAAAAGCTCTCCGCCTTCATAGTCATCATTTGGGTATGATACTGCAGAAAGAATACAGTTATATGAATAGCCATTGTCGTGATGCTCCTGGAAGTGCTGACCTGGACCATACTTGATAAAATTCATAGCCTCCCAGTAGCGCAGCTCTCCAATATTATAAGACTTGCAGTAGTGCTTTACAGCCTGTAGCTGTCTAAAGTATACGTCATCCCAAACCTGCTGTAGTTTTAGAGATGCTTCTGACTGGTCTCCAGAGATATCTGTCTTCTTGAACTTAAAGTCTTGACAGTCACGGTACTCTGGCATTCTCATACCATAACCGACCTTTGCCTCACTGTAGGCGTAGTTATTTGATGGATCGTCAAGAACTTCTTCTAGTCTCTGAATAATCTCCATGTCTTTTGGCAGAACGTCTCTATAAACTACGATACCGCTACCGAAGTCCTCTACGGATGACCATGTCTGCTCTTCAATTTCATAGTACTTCTGTATTCTGTCGTGAATATTTTCCATTTTACTATTCCTTAATATGATAGTTCGTTGTCTGATTCTCGGTAGTTGTAGTTTCGCAAGTTGCCCCTTGAGTTATAGTCTGTCATAACTACGATTGCATACTTGGTACCTGAGATCATATCTTGTGATGCGTGTTCGTAAACGTATGTTGATGGGAACACAATGACATCGCCAGCCTGTGGCTTGATGGTCAGGTCGAATCGTGGGAAGTAGATCTCTCCACCTTCGTAGTCGTCATTAATGTATGCCACTACAGATACGGTAGTAACATAGGCTGGTCCGTGGTCTGCGTGGATCTTAAAATGTGTTCCTGGTCCATCATACTTTACAAAGTTAAATGCTTCGAAATATTGGATACCAACACCCCAAGATGTTGAGTAGTGATTTGTGCAGTTCTTAATCTTCTGAAAAGCATTCTCATGCATTTCATACAGTGCAGAGTTCTGCTCATTAACTGGTCCTAGAGATCCTCTACGAATCTTAAAGTCTAGGCAGTTTCTAGCTGAAGATACCACCTCGTCAGATTCTGTAACCATAGCCCCAGACCAGCTATACTGTGTCTGACCATTTAGGTTGTTCTCTAGAACGGCGATATAGTTGTCGCCATCATTCTTTGATATGGCATTGCGGTAGATGTTAATACCGAGTGCAGGATTAATGACAGTAATGCCGTTACCAATTTCTTGATCTGGCTTTCTGTTCTTGTCTGTTTCGCTTCTATCTAATTCAAACCAATTTGTCATGCATCAATTATAACATAACCGATTAGCATGGGCAACCCTTGGTACATTCTGGGCAGAAGAATGGACCAAAGCTTGGGAAGAATGGTGGGAAGTAAGGACCAAAGCTTGGGAAGTACGGTGGGAAGAATGGGAAGTACGGTGGGAAGAACGGTCCAAAGCTTGGGAAGAATGGAAAGAATGGTGGGAAGAATGGTGCCTGCGTTGTGACGCTGTTAGAGTTTGCAGAGTATACGCCATTACCGTTAGCGTTTTCTGCACGTACTTGATAGGTCTGAGCGGTGTTAGCCTCTTGGGTAACAACTACTGATGTAGAGGCAGTTGTTCCAGTCTTACCGTCAGACGAAGTCCAGCGATAGGTGCTGATTGCCTTACCGCCATTGTTTGGGATGTTCCAAGAAACAGTGTCCTGGTTTACACCTGCGGTAGCGGTTGGTGCACCAATTGTTGCTGGTACAGTTGTAGCAGTTACCGATGATGAAGCTGACGAGGCTGAGGATGTTCCATAGGCATTGGTAGCAGTAACAGTAAATGTATATCCTGTGTTGCTAGATAGACCAGTCACTACAATTGGAGAAGATGATCCAGTTGCTGTGTGGCTTCCTGATGAGGTTACGGTGTATGAGGTAGCTGCAGGAGAATTTGATGGTAGCGAGAATGACACAGACACGGCACCGTCATTGTAGGCACGGTTAGTTCCGACATCTGTACCAGAAACGCTAATAGGCGTTAGTGGTGGAATGAAGTCATTTTGTGCTAGTGACTTTTTGCCTGCTCTTTTATTCTGTGCCATTTTGTATACCGTCCTATGCCGTTAGGTCTCCATAGACAACCCAAGTGTTTGCAGCTCTCTTGAATAGAGTTGCAGAAGACCACTGGGTTCTAAGCTTTAGTCCTGGTGTAGAGTTTACTGTAACTCCACCTGCTCCTGCAATAGTCACTTGACCAGTGCTAGTTTGAAGAATATCGATAGATGTTCCTACTGGGAAGCTAAGAGTTCCGTCTGCTGGAATAGTAATGGTTGTGCCTGAGCCTGAGCTAACCTCGATTAGGGAGTCTCTTTCAGTCAGGGACGACAGGGTGTATGACGCTGTCTTCTGAATGATTGGAGTTAGGGATGGAACACCCTGCTTTGTCTGCTCTCCATCGGTGAACACAATTCCATTTGCAGTTAGTTGGTCTAGTGCTAGATCGTCTAGGGATCCCTGACCAAAGTTAACTGTGGTGGTTGGCTCATCCGTTACACCCTTGAATAGCTTCCAGGTTCCTGCCGATGCGTCACGCACAATGCCTGCGTGTTGGTAGGTGCCATCATTGAATGATGCAACCAAACCAATATCTACTAGGTTAGCGTCGTTTCCTTCACCAATATAGATAAGTGGGTCAGTCACTACGAGGTCTTCTGCATTAACAGTAGTTGTAGTTCCAGTAACTGTTAGGTTACCGTCAACAATTAGATTTGTCTCAACAGTAACATCGCCTGTAAATGTGGCTCCAGCTAGCGGTGCCTTTGCATCTAGAGCAGTCTGAGTTGCATCTGAGATTGGCTTATTCGCATCTGAGGTGTTCTCTACGTTACCTAGACCAACCATATCCTTTGTAATACCAGCAACTGTGCCAGTGAAGGTTGGGCTATTGATCGGTGCCTTTGCATCTAGCTGAGTTTGGATAGCTGAGGTTACCCCCTCAAGATAGCCAATTTCTGTTCCAGTAACGTCTCCAATATTTGTAGTTGCAGGAAGGTCTGCAACACCTGTGAATACTGGATCGTTAATAGTAGCGTAGGTGCTAGCTGCGGTAGTAGATGCAAGCTTTGCATCAATCTGAGTCTGAATGCTTCCAGTAACACCATTTAGGGTTAGAATCTCAGCAGCTGAGACATCTCCAATGTTTGTGGTTGTTGGTAGAACTACGTCACCAGAGAAGGTTGGGCTAGCTACGTCTGCCTTAGAGGTTTCGTGAGTAGTAACTGTGTTGTATGCGTATGTAGCATCTGACTCGATAGCATTTAGCTGAGTTTGGATTGCTGACGTTACGCCATCTAGATATGAGATTTCGGTTCCAGTTACGTTTCCAATGCTAGTGGTTGATGGCAAAACGATAGTGCCAGAGAACTCGCTGTCTTCTAGGATGCCTGTAGAAACATCTGATATAGCAGTTGACAATGCCTCTGCTGTAATCAGGTGCGACAGCTCTGACCAGTTCTGATCACCCATACCGATCTTTACTTGGTCATTGGTTGAGTTGTAAGCCACAGTTCCTACTGGAATGTCTGTAGTGTACGCTGTCCACTCTGAGTCTGTCTTTGACAATACCCCAGCTTTTCCAGCTAGTGAATTTGTTACGGTTGTTGCAAAATTTGCGTCGTCGCCTAGAGCAGCAGCTAGTTCATTTAGGGTATCTAGTGCTCCTGGAGCACCTGCCACAATGGCATCTAGGTTAGTAAAGTATGGCAGGGTAGACCAAGCACTTGAACCATCACCAATCTTAAATTTGCTGGTATCTGTTTCAAAACCAATCTCTCCAGCTGCAAGCACTGGGTTAGCAGTAGTCCACTGAGAGGCTGTACCTCTGCGTTGCTGCATTCTAGTTGCCATAGTTTAAATTCTCCTAATGGGGTTTACCCATATTTATATATCTTATTATAACATAAATATTAAACTGAACCAGCATCGAGGGAGTATTCGAACTCTTCGCTATACGCTCCGCCACCGTCAATGGTGCTCTCGAACGAAGCTTGGCTTGGGGTTCCTCCGTCTGGATAAGATGATATCTGTCCAACTACGAACCAGACACCACCATAATAAACTTTTAGCTGTTCGCTATCCATGTCTAGCCATATAAAACCATTTGATGGATTTTGTGGCACAGAATAATCTGCATATGCTTCACGACCTGCTAGGGCATCTACATATGACTTTGTTGTTGCATGCGAAGAAGACGTAGGAGTGCCAACAACGACTGGTCCACCAAATGAACCACCCTCTGAGACTTGGATTCCATTTTTTACTTTGAAATCTTTGTTTGTTGTTGACACTTCCTACCTTCTTACGTTATCTACTATACCAGAAGTGTTCCCACTACGGTTACAGTTGTTGATGCGTTTAGAGTTGTTACACGAACACGAACATCGGTACCAGAAACATCTGCGGTAACAGTTGCTAGCTCGCCATCAGTATAAACAATTCCAAATTCAGTGATTGCTACATTGTCCGAAGAGTCTAGGGTAACCATGATCTCAGATACCTGTGAGTGTGTTGCGGTTGCTGCCTTTACTACCAACTTTGCAGACTTGTAGTCTGCCTTTGCCCAAGCAATACCAGAAACGGTAGAAGCAGTAGATACAGACTGAGTGTTTGCAACAGTCTTAGACACGTTGTTAACGATAACTGCGTTTGGATAGATGTCTGCTGCTGATACC